GTGTATGAGTAACGCCGTGATAGAGCAGGACGGCGCTGAGAATAGAAAACTATCTAAAGACAAAGCTACGGGCCGGATCGACTTGGCTGTGGCCGCCGTGATGGCCGCTGGGTTGGTAAATAGCACTGTAAGTCAAGAAAAATCCTTTTGGGAACGCGCATGAACCTTTGGCCCTTTAACCGAAAATCGAATGAGAATGGCAATATCCGCCATTCTCTCGACCTTTTTAGGTTGCTGGGTGGTGGAACGGGCACAAAAAGCGGTGCGTCTGTTAGTCATAAAAGCGCGCTTGAAGTCTCTGTTGTACTGGCTTGCGCACGGGTAATTGCAGAAGGCATTGCCCAGGTCCCTTTTAAGCTATACAAGCAAGACGGCCCCAACGTCCTGCCTGCTGTTGACCATCCCTTGTATCAAGTATTACACCGCAAGCCCAATAGTTGGATGACTAGTTTTGAGCTGCGCGAGACCATGGGGCTGCATGTCACTTTGACCGGTACTGCTATCGCCTTTGTTAACCGTGACGTGCGTAATCGAGTCCGAGAACTTATCCCTATCTTGCCGAACGCGGTGACAGTAAAACAAAACGATGATTACCGTCTTATATATAGAATCACGGCCCCAAACGGCAAAACGATGGATTTCCCGCAAGAGGCCATTTGGCACTGGCGTGGTCCCAGCTGGGACGGTGTTTGTGGCCTTGACATAGTCAAGCTTGCGCGTGAGTCAATCGGTTTGGCCATGGCTACAGAAGAGTCTCATGCCCGCATGCATAAGCAGGGCGCAAGGGTCTCTGGCACCTACGCTGTAGAGGGCACGTTAACCCCGACCCAGTACGAAGACATGCGTAATTGGCTAGAAAAAGAATACGGTGGCGCAGAAAACGCGGGCAAGCCCATGATTCTTGACCGTAGCGCAAAATTTCACCCGCAAACAATGACTGGTATCGACTCCCAGCATTTAGAAACCCGCCGTTACCAAATTGAAGAAATCTGTAGGTCGTTTAGGGTTATGCCGATCATGGTGGGCTACTCAGATAAGGCCGCGACGTATGCGAGCGCTGAGCAAATGTTTTTAGCCCACGTCGTACACACGTTGTCCCCCTGGTATCAGCGTGTAGAACAGTCAGCAGAGTGTCAATTACTCACCGAAAAAGAGGTAGCCCAGGGCTACTTTGCAAAATTTAACGCCGCAGGATTGATGCGCGGCTCACATAAAGACCGTAGCGAATACTTCGCAAAAGCTTTGGGTTCAGGCGGGTCTCCCGCGTGGATGACGCAGGATGAAGTCCGCGCTCTCGAAGAATTAAATCCTATGGGCGGCGAATTTTCAATGCTGCCGCCGCGTAGTGGGCAGCCGGGCCTAGAACAGCCGGTCTGAAAGGTAAAGAATGAATCATTTAAAAGCGTTATCCAAAACCAATACCGAATTAATTGTCGGTAACTACATGGTCCTTTTCGGTGGGCGCGACCTTGTCGGTGAGTACTTCACCAAAAACACCCAGTTTGATAGTAATTACACCAACATAGGCATGTTGTATGTCGATTTTGAGCATGGTCTAGACCCTGACGACCTTGGTAATGATGACAGTAACGTCTTAGGCGTAGTCGACTGGAAGTCCGCAAAAGTCGATGAAAAAGGCATATTTGTCGAAAGAATCCTCAATCGACGGGCCTCTTATGTTGATTATTTGAGCGAATTAATTGACGCCGGTGTTATTGGCACCTCCAGCGAAGCCGTGAGAGGCAAAACGGCTAAGAATCAAGACGGAGAAATAACGTTATGGCCCCTAAAGCGCGATAGTTTGACTGTCACACCAATGGAACCACGCATGGTAGGCGGCAATGTACTTGCTGCTGCAAAGTCTCTAGCCGCCGTTTTCCCAAACAACAAAGGACTTGCTGTTATGACAGGAGCAAGTATTAAAGACGCGACTACCGGCGTCAAAACAATCGAATCTTTTTTGAATTTACGCGATGCGGAAAGATACCTGAGAGATTCTGGTATTTCCCGCACCGAAGCCGTGGCATTTTTGTCGCGCGTAAAGGCCCTCGGACAGAGTGATTCTGATGGAGGTGAATTGCGGTCAATTGTCGACGCACTTAAGCGGAGAGACAAATTATTGACCGTATAGCACGTCTTTTTACCTCCAAATCAAAGCCGCCTTCGGGCGGTTTTTTTATTCCCGAAAGGAAAACTTATGTCTGATATGAGCGAAATTAAGAACCTAATCGAGTCCCAAGGCCAAGCCTGGGAAGCCTTTAAAAAAACTAACAACGAAATCATTGCAGCCAAAGCTGACAGCAAAGCCATCGGCGATTTAGAAGCCAAGTTGGCTGCTGTAAATGCTGAAATGGACAAAATGTCCGAAGTCAAAGCTGACTTTGATAACTTCGTACTTGCCTCCAAACGTCCCGGTGCTGCTGGCGACGATAAAAACGAGCTGGATACCGAAGCCAAAAGCTGGAACGCAATGTTGCGTGCTGATTATCAATCTAAAGGCCGTAGCATCCCCAGCGAAGTCTCTACAGACCAATACGCTCAATACAAAAGTGCGTTTTACTCATTGGTTCGCCATGGCGATATAGAGCGTTTAAACGCGGATCAGCGTAAAGCAATGTCCGCTGGCTCTGATCCTGATGGTGGCTATCTATTACCTACTCCAACCGTTGGCCGTATGGTCAAAAAACTGTATGAGCAATCGGTAATGCGCCAGGTCGCGAATGTACTGACTATTAGTACAGACGCGCTGGAAGGTATTGTCGATAACGATGAGGCGGATGCTGGCTGGGTCTCTGAAATTGGTGATCGTCCTGATACGGATACACCTCAGCTCGGGAAATATCGGATTGAGGCACATGAAATGTACGCCCAGCCGAAAGTCACCCAGAAATTGATCGATGATGCTGCTACGGACGTTGAAGCCTGGCTCGCTGAAAAGATTGCGGATAAATTTGGCCGCGTTGAAGGTAATGCTTTTGTAACCGGCAACGGTGTTGGAAAGCCAAAAGGTCTGTTTGCTTACAGTACTGCTGCAACGGGCGATGATGTACGCGCCTGGGGTACGTTTGAGCACATCTTGACCGGTGCTAATGGCGATTTTCACACCACAAAAGCGGATCCTTTACAAGATTTGCTGGGTGCATTTAAAGACCAGTATCTGCAAAATGCATCGTTTTTAATGCGCCGTGAAGTCCGTACCAAAATCCGCAAACTCAAAGAAGCGACCAGCGATCGTTATTTATGGGAACCAGGTCTTCAAATGGGCCAACCAGACCGCCTTTTAGGCTACCCAGTACGGATTGACCAATACATTCCAACAATTGCAACAGGTTCTTTGTCTTTAGCCTTTGGTGACTTCCGCGAAGCCTACACAATCGTAGACCGTATCGGCGTGCGTACCTTGCGTGACCCTTATACGGCCAAGCCTTACGTCCGGTTTTACAGTACAAAACGCAGTGGCGCCGGAGCTATCAATACCGAAGCCGTTAAGTTCCTCAAGTTTTCTGCAGCCTAATTAATCAAGCCCGCTTCGGCGGGTTTCTCTTTTCCCGAAAGGTATTTTTATGAGCGAACTTAAGAACAATATTGCGGTAGTGCAAGCCCTTGCGCCCGCCGTGTACGCAGCAACCAAGTCAGACTCCGGGATCATTGACCTGCAAGGGGCAGGCTCCGCAACTTTAGTTATTAATAGTGGTGCTATCGCTGGCGCGGGTGACTACACAGTCACCTTACGCCACGGCGACGCCGCTGATCTAACGGGGGATGCAGCAGCAGGGGCAGTTGACTTGTTAGGGACACTGCCCACAATCCTTGAGGCCGCAACCGTTTATACGGTCGGTTATATCGGTGGAAAACGCTATGTGCGCGCTGTGATTACTAAAAATGCAGGTACGTCCGTAGCTGCAAGCGCGGTGATCATTAAGGGCCATTTGGCCTTTACCGGTACCGTTTAATAAAGGATAGGCCCGGCCTCTAAAAAGGGTTGGGCCTGCTTTAAAAAAGATCCGTATGACTCTAATCCGCACAACCCAGCCAGCTACTGAGCCTATAACGCTCGCCGAAGCAAAGATACAGTTGCGCCCAGATTCGACGGACGAAGATACCTTAATTACAAGCATGATTAAAGCCGCGCGCATCGATTGCGAGCAACGGTTACAGCGAACTTTAATAACTAGTGGGTGGACCTGGAAGATAGACTCTTTTTATGGTCTTAGGCGGCTCCCAATGCCTAATCTTTTATCCGTAACCAGTATTACTTATTTAGATGTTGACGGTGTCTCACAAGTGCTTAACCCAGATACCTATCGAGTTACTGGTATTGGTGGACATGGTTGCATCATGCCGGTAGATACGTGGCCTGAGACCGCTGATCAGCTTGAGTCAGTCACTATTGTTTATACCGCCGGGTATGGTACCTCCGTCCCTGAGACTTTAAAGTTTTGGATGCTGTTGGCTATAGGTGATATGTACTCCAACAGGGAGCGGTCAAGCGATAGACCTGTCGTACCACAAAACTTTGCAGACTCGCTTTTAGACCCGGAAAAAGTATGGGCGTGAGTGCTGGCAAGCTAAATCGCCGGATCAAAATCCAGGCTCAGGTCGACACGGTAGACACCATAGGCCAGCCACTAAACGACTGGGTAGACGTTGCCACCGTCTGGGCGCATATCCGTCACTTATCAGGTGTAGAAAGCATTAAAGCGGGCGCGGACGTGTCCGTCTCAAAAGCAAGTATCCGCATCCGTTATAGACAAGACATTACGCCTGCAATGCGCGTGCTATATGGCACTACCGTTTACCAAATCAA